AAGTTAAGAATGGTTTTTAATGAATTACGGATTGCCCTACAAAGAAGTTATCTTCAATACAAAGGCACAGGATATAGTCAACAAGGTAATTTCGTATAGACATAATTGGACTAGAGGACAAATTCGTAGCGGAGTCCAATCAAATAGAAGTTCAGAGATAGCATGGTTAGGAGATAGAGAACTCCTGTCCATGCTTCTTCGTATGATTAAAAAAATAAATGAAGATGCTCGTTGGAATTTAAAAATTACAGGTGTAGAAGCAGTTCAATATGGTAAGTATGGTAAAGAAGATTATTATGATTGGCATATAGATGAACACGCACAACCAATAAACGGAAATGTAAGAAAGATTAGTATGACACTCTTTCTAAATGAGGACTACGAAGGAGGCGAGTTTGATTTGGAGATATATAAACCAGAGACTGATCCAAGATATAAAACTTTTAAGTCAAAAGCAGGATCTGCTATTTTCTTTCAAAGTGATCAATGGCATAGGGTACGTCCTATCATCTCAGGAACTCGTGAATCTTTAGTAGCATGGTTTTATGGACCTCCTTATTCGTAAAAAGAATGAAGTCTATCTCAAGGTTGAAGCACAACCTCACATTAATTATGAGTTAGCAGACTTCTTTACCTTCGAGGTAGAGTCTGCAAAATTCATGCAGAAGACTAGAAGGTATAGAGGATGGGATGGTAAGATTAGATTGTTTTCTCCTGCAACAGGAGAGATATATTGTGGTCTTGTAGATTACTTAACAGACTGGGCGAAAGAAAAGGGATATGAATATCAAATAGAAGATGATGAATACTTTGGTCATCCTATCACAGAGAATGAACTTATCACTCCCAAGTCGGTTGTAGGGTTTGTAAAATCACTGCGTCTGCCCCCGACTCTACAGGTGAGGGATTATCAGTATAAGGCAATTTACGAAGCACTAAAATACAACAGACGACTGTTGCTGTCCCCCACAGCGTCAGGAAAATCTTTGATGATTTATGCATTGGTTAGATTTCATTTAAACGTTGGTCGTAATGTTTTAATTGTAGTCCCCACTACCTCTCTTGTCGAACAAATGTATAAGGACTTTGAAACATATGGTTGGATGGCAAAGAAAGATTGTCATAAGATATATGCAGGGCAAGACAAATATACAGATCATAGTGTGATAATCACCACTTGGCAGTCAGTATATAAGGAACCAAAGAAATGGTTTGATAGATTTGACTGCGTGATTGGTGATGAAGCACACCAGTTCAAAGCAAAATCTCTAAGCACATTGATGGGTAAGTTGCATGATTGTAAATACCGTATTGGATTTACAGGAACACTAGACGGTGCCAATGTCAATCAACTTGTGTTAGAAGGTTTATTTGGTAGATGCTCTCAAGTTACTAGAACTAATCAATTGATGAAAGAAGGGCACATTGCTAAATTAAAAGTTAAGGTAGTTCTTTTAAAACATGACGAAAAACTATTTGAAGGATATCAAGATGAAATTGATTATCTAGTTGAACACGAAGGAAGGAATAGATTTATCCGTAATCTTGCGTGTGACCTCAAAGGAAATACCCTTGTGCTTTTCAATTATGTAGAACGACATGGTGAACCTCTTTACAAATTGATAAATAGTTACACAGACAGACCCGTGTTCTTTGTTCATGGGGGTGTAGATGTCGATGATCGCGAAGAAATTCGCATGCTGACAGAGGCATCAGACAATGCAATCATTATTGCATCGTATGGTACGTTCTCTACTGGCATCAATATTAAAAGATTACACAATGTTATTTTTGCTTCTCCTTCTAAATCTCGGATTCGTAATTTACAGTCTATTGGACGAGTATTGCGGAAAGGCGACAATAAATCAAAAGCCACTTTATATGATATTGCTGATGATATCTCAACAGACAGGGGCAACAACTACACGTTGAATCACCTGATGGAGAGAGTCAAGATTTATAATGAAGAAAAATTTCAGTATGAGATCATAGATGTAAAAGTAAAAGCTTATGATTAACTACGCAAAACACGACGAAGAATTTCACGGTATATTCAAACTGGTTAGTGGGGAGGAGATCCTTGCTAAGGCAGTTATGACAGAGGATCGTGGAGAGAGTTTAATTTTCATGTCTGATCCTGTTAGCGTATTGCCAATTACTAAGGACGTCGGCGAGCAAAAAATATTAAGGGGCATGGGTTTCAGTAAATGGATTCCAATGTCTGACGAAGAATTTTTTATTTTAAGAGAGAAGGATATCATGACCATGGCAACAATGAGTAAACCTGTCAAACTCATGTACGATGCATACATCATCGGCGAAGATGCACATGGAAAGCAAATGAAAGAACGTCAAGTTCCGCCCTCGATTGCCGAAGGATATCTAGGAAACACAAAAGACATCCGTGCTTTACTAGAAAAACTATACAAGAAGTAACTTATATTTTCTCTGAACCCTTACAGTGTTAGTATACTTGTCCTTGACAGGTTTGTCAAGTGTTGTTATAATTAAAACAAAGAAAAATTTGTATGAAGAAATCTTCCCCCAAAAAGCGACAGCATTATGTAGATAATCAAGAGTTTCTTGCTGCTATCATTAAGTATAAAGAGAAAGTAGATCATGCAAAAGAAAAAGGTCTACCAAAACCTCGTGTCAATAATTATATTGGTGGTTGCTTTTTAAAGATTGCTACTCATCTATCATATAGACCAAACTTTATTAATTACATGTATAAAGATGATATGGTATGTGATGGTATTGAAAACTGTATTCAGTATATCGATAACTTTGATCCTGCCAAGAGTAGAAACCCCTTTGCATATTTTACTCAAATCGTATACTATGCTTTCCTAAGAAGAATTGCTAAAGAGAAAAGACAGATGGATATAAAAGAAAAGATCATAGAAAAATCTGGATACGATCATGTATTCACAGTTGACGGAGACGCAAGTTCAGAGTATAATCAAATTAAGTCCCGTGTCGAAATGAATTCTAAACGATGAAGATTCTATTAATCACAGATCAACACTTTGGAGTTCGTAATGACAATCAGCATTTTATCAATCATTACAAAAAGTTTTATAACAACATTGTAATTCCTTTTATCAAAGCATCTGGTATTAAACAGATCCTTTGTTTGGGTGATACTTTCGATCGTCGTAGATTCATTAACTTTATGTCTCTAAACGAATCAAAAGAAATGTGGTTTGATCCATTAAGAGATATGGGTATCCCCATGACCATGCTTGTTGGCAACCATGACATATACTACAAAAATACTCTACGAGTTAATGCCCCAAATGAATTACTCAGAGGGTACGACAACATCACAATCATTGATGACCACGATACTGTCACTTTTGATGGTCTACCTATTCTTCTCCTTTCTTGGATTTGTGATGACAATCGCGAAAGATTTCTCAAAGTTATCCAAGAATCTGATGCCCCTGTCTGCATGGGTCATCTGGAGCTTAACGGTTTTGAGGCTCATCCAGGTCATGTGATGGAAGGTGGGATGGATCCCAATGTGTTTAGTAAATTTAAAAGAGTTTTCTCTGGACACTATCATCAGAAATCTACTAAAGGTAATATCAGATACTTAGGTAATCCTTATCAACTATATTGGAATGACTACGCAGCGAAAAGAGGTTTTCACGTCTTTGATACGGACACTCTTAAAACTACTTTTTATAGGAATCCCTTTGATGTTTTTTATAAACTGTATTATAATTCTGGAGTGTCTCTCCCAGACGAATCAGAAATCAGAGGATCATTCGTCAAATTAATTGTAGAAGATAAAGGAGATTATCAGAAGTTTGACTACAATGTAAAACGCATACAAGATATGGGTTGTGCAGATCTTAAGATTGTTGAAGATCTCAGTGTGGAACTGGAGAATGGAAGTGAAGTGCTAGAAACCGAAGATACAATGACGTTGTTAGACAAATATATAGATGAGATAGATCTAAGAGTCAGTAAACCTAACGTTAAATCTGTCATGCGATCACTATATGTAGAGGCATCAGAACTATAATGTTTGTTCTTACTGATAAAAAAACTGGTGGTGTATACGCTAACTCTAAGTCTAATGACGAGAAGGGTAGAAAGAACGTGCTAGTTTTTGCAGAGAAAGATGACGCTGAAAGATATGTAGGACTCTTGGAAGCAGATGATTTTAATCAAGAACTTGATATCATGGAAGTAGATGCAGAAATTGTTGCCATGAATTGTGGTAATTATGGATATTCTTATGCTATAATAGAACCTACTGACTTACTCATACCAAAAATCAAATTTGATAAATGATTGTTTTTGAAAATATTAAGTGGAAGAATTTTCTTTCCACTGGTGATCAATGGACAGAAATTAGTTTGAATGAATCTCCATCAACTCTTATTGTTGGTGCAAATGGTGCAGGTAAATCTACACTTCTAGATGCTTTGTGTTTTGTTCTATTCAATAAACCATTTAGAAAAATTAGTAGAGGACAGTTAGTAAATAGTATCAATGAAAAAGGTCTTAAAGTTGAAGTATTATTCTCTATTGGTGTTGATGAGTATCGCGTCTTTCGTGGAGCGAAACCTAATATATTCGAGGTCTACAAAAACAATAAAATGGTTGACCAAGATGCTGCTGCCAAAGACACGCAGAAGTATCTCGAACAGTCCGTTCTCAAACTCAATTTCAAGTCCTTCACACAGGTCGTTATCTTGGGTTCATCCACATTTGTCCCCTTCATGCAACTCAACGCACCTGTCAGGAGAGAAGTTATTGAAGATTTACTTGACATCAACATCTTCTCCCAAATGAATACGATCCTAAAAGATCGTGTTAGAAATGCAATGTCACAACAACGTGATTGTGATCATCTACTTCATATTGCAGAGGAACGTGTAAACAATCAAGAAAGAATTATTAGCACTCTTGCTGATGTAAGTGCAACTCGTCAGAAAGATAAGAAAAGTAAAATTAAAAATAACAAGGAAAGGATTAAGTCGGAAGAAGAACAACGTGATATTCTAAAAGAAGAAGTAGAAAGTCTTACCTTAGGTTTAAAGAATGTAGATGATCATAAAGTAGTATTGGATGATCTTCGTCAAGAACAATCTGATATCAATTCAGAGTTAAAATCTGCTGCTAAACAACTTAAGTTTTTTAAATCACATGATGAGTGTCCTACCTGCTCTCAAGGTATTGGAAGTGATTTCAAAGAATCAATGATTGGTAATCTAGAAACTAAAGGTAAGAATCTTACAAAAGATTTTAAGGGTTTGACTAATAAAATTGCTGATGCTGTTAGTGTTGTAGAGAAAATGGAGACTCTCTCTAGAAGTATCATGGAAACTCGTAGTAAAGTATCCTCTACAGAAAGAGAGATCGTACGTTTGGAGACAGAGAATCTTAAAATCAATGAAGAGATACTAGAACTACAAACAAACACTCCTAAAATTAGAGAAGAAAAACTATCTCTAGTTAAGTTTCAAAAAGAATTAGAAGAAACTCAAAAAGATTGTGGAAAGATTCATCAGACTCTTGATGAATTTAAAGTTATAGGTAATTTGTTAAAGGACTCTGGTATTAAGAGTCAAATTATTAAGAAGTATGTTCCTATTTTTAATAATTTAATCAATAAATATCTGCACAGTATGGACTTCTTTGTTAACTTCACACTCGATGAAGAATTTAAAGAAGTAATTAAAAGTAGATTTAGAGATGAATTTTCATATTCATCTTTTTCTGAAGGTGAAAAAGCAAAAATTGATTTAGCATTGCTATTTACATGGAGAGAAGTTGCTCGTATGAAAAATAGTGTTGCTACTAATTTACTCATACTTGATGAAGTATTCGATAGTTCTTTGGACGCAGAAGGAACAAATGAACTCTTGAAGATTCTTCATGCTTTGGGTATTTCAAGTAACATATTTGTTATCTCGCACAAAGGTGATGTCTTGTTAGACAAATTCCTAAGGACACTTAGATTTGAAAAGATTAATGATTTCTCGCGTATGTCAGACGACTCGTAAAGTTTGGAGGATCTGGGCAAAAGCACTTGGTGACAAGTCTGGTAATACCGATAAGGAGGCAGATTTTGTTGCTATCATCCGAACATTTATTTTCATTCAGTTAGTAGTTACTAACTGTTTTATCGTAGCAGGTAACATAAGGCACTGGAACGATCATCACGTTCCGCCATCATATCAGCGTGTGCCAATTAAAAAAGTGGCACAATAGCTAGCACATTCTTGATTGGTCTGCTATAATAGGTATATACGAAACACAGACACATGATCAATCAAGAAGTAAAAGGAACACTTGCTAAACTACTAGCAACAGAAAACCTAACAGTTGAGCACCGTCAGGTTACAACTGCATACTTCGATGTTGAGAATCGTGTTCTTTGCCTTCCTATCTGGAAGTCTGCCTCAAACACTGTTTACGATCTACTTGTAGGTCATGAGGTAGGACATGCACTTTACACTCCTGCAGATGATTGGGGTAAAGATGTTCCTAAAGCATTCATCAATGTTCTTGAAGATGCTCGTATTGAAAAACTAATGAAGCGTACCTATCCTGGTCTTCGTAAGTCTTTCTTTGACGGATACAAAGAACTATGGGATCAAGATTTCTTCGGTGTTAAACATGAGGATCATGAGAATCTATCACTGATTGATCGCATCAATCTTTACTTCAAAGGTAATCTAAATATTCCTTTTTCAGATGAAGAGAAAGAATGGGTAGACAGAACTGGAAAAACTGAAACATTTCAAGATGTGGTAGACCTTGCTAGAGATCTATACGGTTGGGCAAAAGAAAAGCAAGCAGAGAATGAAGATATAGAAACTGAGATTGAGATTGGTAATGGTGATGGTAATATGAGTGGTGGAGATTCTTCTACAGAAATGGACGTCAGCGAGAAAGATTATTCTGAAGAAGAAACATCTGCACCTGAGATTGATCCTAATCAACCATGGGATAGTTCAGAGAATCCTCTTGAGGATCTATCAGAAGGTCTTAGTAATTACTCGGAACCTATCGGTGGCGATGGACATGATCTATTCAATGACTTTGATCAATCAGTAGATGAAACTGAGAGTATTACAGATAAAGCATTACAAGAATCACTAGAAGACTTAGTTGATGATGACGCTAAGGAGTGGGTTTACCTTGGTCTTCCTAAAGTAGAAATTGACAAACTTCTAGTTTCTCACTCTACAATTCAAAGTGATCTTGAAGGATTCTTCTCTTTTTACGAAGATCAAGACGAAGATAGAAAAAACTACAAACGAGAGTGTCTTCAGTATGCAGATGATCATTACAACAAATTCAAGAAAGATGCACAGAAATCTGTAAACTATCTTGTCAAACAGTTTGAGATGAAAAAGTCTGCTGATGAATACAAACGTGCAGCAGTATCAAAGACAGGTGTTATCAACACTAATACTCTTTACAAATACAAACTAACTGATGACATCTTCAAGAAAGTTACAACTGTTCCTGAGGGTAAGAATCATGGTCTTATTCTACATCTTGATTG